GCTTTAAAGCAATATCAACGTGAATGGGATGAGGATCGCAAGATATTCAAAGATAAACCTAAACACGATTGGACATCTCACGCTGCTGACGCATTTAGATACCTAGCTGTATGTTGGCAAGAAGAAGCTAAGATAGAGAAGAAGGAAGAACCTAGAGGATTGCATGTAGGTAAGACGAAAGTAACATTAAACGAATTATGGGAATCAGCCCCTAAAACACAAGGTAAAAGGATATAAAATGGCAGGCACAAATCAAAACGTAGGTGGTTATAAATTATTAACAGCAACAGGTAACGTATGTCCATTTGGTACTAGCTTACTAGGTATATTTGCTTCAACATCTACAGTAGGCACAGTAACTATTTATGATAGTGCTACTACAACAACTACAGCTAAAGTAATTGATACAGTAACATTGGTAGCAGGCACATGGTATCCAATGCCAATTAGTACAACAGCAGGTATTTATATTGTTGTTACTGGTACATTATCAGCAACTGTGGTCTTTGCATAAGCATGACTAAAGTAGAGTTATACCTAAATACTGTTACGCAGTATGATAAAGAGTTTGCTAAATGGGCAAGCCGCACAGATAAAATATTGCGTAGATACAGAGATGAACGTCAAGTAAATTCCGTACAATCACGCTATAACATGCTATGGGCTAATGTAAGCACATTAAAAGCTGCTACATTCTCACGCATGCCTAAAGCGGATGTGTCACGCAGATTTAAAGACAATGATCCAGTAGGTAGAGTTGCATCCATGATTCTTGAAAGAGCTATGGATTTTGAGATTACTCACTACGGTGATCTTAAACATTGTTTAGAAGCGTCTGTATTTGACAGATTTTTAGGTGGTCGTGGATCAGCATGGGTTCGTTATGAGCCTAAGATTGAGTCACAAGACTATGCTGTATCAGAACAAGATGAAGAATCAGAAGAATCAGCAGAATATTTAGATTCAGAAGCAGCACCGGTAGACTATGTACATTGGAAAGACTTTGGACATGAGCCAGCAAGAACATGGGATGAAGTAAACAAGGTATGGCGTAAGGTTTACTTATCACGCAAAGCATTAGTAGAACGATTTGGTAAAGAACTAGGTGAGAAGATTCCACTAGATTCAAGCCCAGACGATCAGAAATATAAAGACTCAGATGGTATTGGTAAAAAAGGCCTTATCATTGAGCTATGGGATCGTGAAACTAAAAAGGTATTATGGATTTCTAAGTCACTTAATGAAATCTTAGATGAAAGAGATGATCCTTTACAGTTAGAAGAATTTTTCCCTTGCCCTAAACCACTCTACGCAACTATTACTAATGAAACATTAGTACCTATTCCAGATTTCACACTTTATCAAGATCAAGCTAATGCTTTAGATGTACTCTCTACACGCATTTCTGGCCTTATAGACGCATTAAAAGTTCGTGGTGTATATGACGCATCAGAACCAACATTACAACGCTTATTTACCGAAGGTGAAAACAATACTCTTATCCCAGTTAAAAATTGGCCTGCGTTTTCTGAGAAACAAGGTCTTAGAGGTGCGATTGATATTGTTGATATTACACCTATTGCTATGGCTCTTAAAAATGCTTATGAAGCTATGGCTCAGCTTAAACAAGAAATCTACGATATTACTGGTATATCTGATATTATTCGTGGCCAATCTAATGTTATAGAGACTGCAACATCAGCTCAAATCAAGAGCCAATTTGCATCCTTACGCTTAAAAGAATATCAAGACGGTGTAGCTTTCTATGCTTCTAACATTCTTAAACTTAAAGCTCAAATTATCTGTGGTCAATTCCAACCTGAGACATTAGTCAAGATTGGTGGAGTATCACAATTAAGCCCAGAAGATCAAGCATTAGTACCACAAGCTATTGCTATGCTAAAAGACAATCCTATGCGTACATTCCGTATAGAAGTAGCTACAGACTCTATGCTTTACCAAGATGAACAACAAGAAAAAGAAGATCGTGTTGCTTTCTTGGGTGCAGTAGGCCAATTCTTAGAAAGAGCTACACAAGCATCACAAGGTATGCCACCAGAAGCTACTCCATTACTTATGGACTTACTCAAATTTGGTGTAACAGGTTACAGAGTAGGCAGAGTATTAGAAGGTGAGTTTGATAATGTAGCAGATGCTATTAAAGAACAAGCTAAACAACCTAAACAACCTAAGCAAGATCCAGAAATGATGAAGATTCAAATGGAAGCTCAAGCTAGACAATCTGAACTACAAAATGAAACACAAATGCGTGAACAAGAGATACAATTAGAAGCTCAAAAACAAGAAGCTCAAGCACAAAACGACATGAAAGAACGTCAGCACAAAGCAGAGCTAGATCAAGCCCTAGAAAAACAAAGATTAGAGTTTGACGCTTGGAAATCTAAACTAGAAAATGAAACTAAGATATTTGTGGCTGAATTAGAAGCTAAAACAAAACTTAAACAACAATACATGCAAGCTAATCCGTTAGCTGATCCATTAGTAGACGTTGGCATAGATGGTAACTTACATCTTACAGACGAAATCTCTGGTGTGTTAAGTGCAGTAAACCAAAACGTAGCTGAGTTAATTAATGCTAATCACATGCACAATCAAGAGTTGGCTGCTAAACAAGAAATGGCACATCAAGCACTTATTGAACACATGACTAGACCAAAAACAGTTATTCGTGATTCGAATGGTAAGATTATAGGGGTTAAATAATGGCAATAACCATTAAACATGCCAAGACGGATACCATAGCGGATTGGACACAGGCCGATTTAGATGCACAGATTGCATTAGGTAACTTTCCTTCTGGCACAGTATTAGCTGACATTGTATTGCCTTCTGATTGGAATAACGATCATACAATTTCTGGTACAGTTGCTATTTCTAATGGCGGTACTGGTCAAACTACAGCTAATGCAGCTATTAATGCTTTATTACCCAGCCAAACAAGTCAATCAGGTAAAGTTTTAAGCACAGACGGTACAAACACATCATGGATTGCAGCCGGTGGTACAGGAACAGTTACTTCTGTAGCATTAACAGCACCATCTATATTTTCTGTAAGTGGAAGCCCAATTACAGCAGCAGGTACACTAGCTTTAACATATTCAGGCACAGCATTGCCTGTAGCTAACGGTGGATCAGGTGCTACTACACTTACAGGATATGTAAAGGGTAACGGTACATCTGCGTTTACAGCAAGTGCAACAGTACCAAGCACAGATATTACTGGCTTAGGTACAATGTCTACGCAAAATGCTAACTCTGTAACTATTACAGGTGGCACAGTAAATGGTACTACAATAGGTGCTACTACAGCTACAACAGGTGCATTTACTACACTTACTGCTTCTACAAGTTTAACTACACCAACAGTTCAAGCAACAAATTCAAGTGGATTGTCTCTTAAAAATTCTGCTGGTACTACTCAGATGAGTATGGGTGCTGGTGGTGGAGATAATATTTCATTAAATGTTTCTACAAACTTAAATGGCTCTAATGCACAAATAGATATTAGTCCTACTGGTACTGGTCATGTACATATTAATCCAACAGGATCAGGAAGTATTCAAGTAAATCCTACTAGCGTAGGTACAATAGATAACATGACTATAGGTGCTACAACACCTAAAAATGGTAGTTTTGTAGACTTTAGTGTAACAGGTACAACCAGCTTTGATGGTTCACAAGGTACAGCAGGTCAAGTATTAACTTCTGCTGGCACAGGTGCAACTCCTACATGGACAACACCTGCTGCAGGAACAGTTACAAGCGTAACAGGTACTGCTCCGGTAGTATCATCAGGTGGTGCAACACCAGCAATTAGCATGGCTGCAGCATCTAGCACAGTTAATGGTTATTTAACATCCACAGACTGGACTACGTTTAATAGCAAAGGATCAGGTACTGTAACATCAGCGTCAGTAGTATCAGCTAACGGATTTGCAGGTACAGTAGCAACAGCTACAACTACACCAGCTATTACTATTTCAACATCTATTACAGGATTACTAAAAGGTAATGGTACTGCAATTAGTGCAGCTACATCTGGTACAGATTATGCTCCTGCTACTAGCGGATCATCTATTTTATATGGTAATGGTTCTGGTGGTTTTAGTAATGTAACTATAGGCTCTGGATTATCATTTAGCACAGGTACATTATCTGCAAGTGGTGGTGCAGGTGTTACATCATTCCAAACATCATTAAGTGGCCTTACACCTTCTACAGCAGCTACAGGCGTAGTTACTCTAGCAGGTACATTAGGTATTGGTAGTGGTGGTACAGGACAAACAACAGCTAATACAGCATTTAATGCTTTAGCACCATCACAAACATCAAACACAGGTAAATTCTTAAAAACAAATGGTACGGATACATCATGGTCTACACTACCTAGCAGATTAGTAGTATTATTACATAGTGGATCAACTACTGCTGATGTATCAGTTGCAAATGGTGTATTACCAATATTAAATCATGGTGGCTCTACAATTAATGTAGCAGTATCTTAACAAGGAAGAAATATGTCAAATTTTTACCCATTAGTACTTACAGGAACTTCTATAGAAGAACTGCAAACTGCTGATGCACTTATCTTACAAACACCTGCTTCTGGCACATTAACAAATTGTACAGGATTACCACTTTCTACAGGTATCACAGGTACATTACCAGTTTCTAACGGTGGTACTGGTGCGACTACTCTGACAGGTGTGATTAAAGGTAATGGTACATCAGCAATTACAGCAGCTACCGCAGGTACAGATTATGTAGCTCCAGCAACTGCAACTACATTCACAGCTACTCAAACATTTACAGGATCAACAACAGCGATAGCAGCAGTATTTCAAGACTCAGCAGAAGTAGTAACAGTATCTGCAACAGCAGCTACAGGAACTATTAATTATGATGTAACAACACAATCAGTTTTATACTATACATCTAATGCTTCAGCTAACTGGACAGTTAATGTAAGAGGGAATGGCACAACATCTTTAAATACTTTAATGTCTACAGGACAAGCAATTACAGTAGTATTTTTAGTTACACAAGGTGCAACAGCATATTACAATAATGCTCTCCAAATAGATGGTTCATCTGTCACACCTAAATATCAAGGTGGCACAGCATGGACTGCTGGTAATGCTTCAGGAATTGATGCTTATTCATACACTATCGTTAAAACAGGTTCAGCAGCTTTCACAGTATTTGCAGCACAAACACAGTTTAAATAGGAATTAGTTAATGCCATTATTGTCAAGATTAGCTGTTGCTTCAGCAAGAGGATTTGGGGCATTATCAGCAGCGAAAATTATAGTATCAGCAAATTATCTTGTTGTAGCTGCTGGTGGGGGCGGTGCAGTTTATGGTGGTGGTGGTGCGGGTGGACTTAAATCTGGAACTGCATCACTTATTAAAGGACAAGTTTATACTGCTACGGTAGGGGGCGGTGGTGCTTACGGATTAACCGGTGTAAGTAGAGGAACAACGGGAGATAATTCTTCTATTGCGGGAACAGGACTTACTACTATTACATCATCAGGTGGTGGTGGTGGTGGTGGTGGTGATGGTGCAGCAGGATTAAAAGATGCTTTATCTGGTGGTTCTGGCGGGGGCGGTTCTTATTCTAGTGGTACAGGCGGCACTGGAATTTCAGGGGAAGGTTTTGCAGGCGGTACTGCTTCTGCAAGCACATATCATGGTGCAGGTGGCGGTGGTGCTGGAAGCGTTGGGGCAAATGGTGTATCAAATAATGGTGGTAATGGTGGCACAGGAGCAACTTCATCCATTACTGGAACATCTACATTTTACGCTTCAGGTGGCTCTGGAGCTTCTTATTATGGGACACCAGGCACTGCTTCTGCTGGCGGTGGGGGCGGTTCTTTTGGCGCACAAACAAATGGTGGAAACGGAACTGCTAATACAGGCGGCGGTGGGGGTGGTGGGGCGTGGGGTGCTGGCGGGATTCATGGCGGTACAGGCGGCTCAGGCGTAGTTATTCTATCAGTTCTTACATCTCTTTATTCAAGTACAACTACAGGAAGCCCAACTATAACAACAAGCGGTTCAAATACTATTATTAAATTTACAGGCACAGGAAGCTATACTGCTTAACAGGAAAAACATGGCACATTTTGCACAAATTGAAAATAATATAGTTACTAAAGTAGTTGTAGTAAACAACAAAGAGACTGCTAATGAACAAGGCGTTGAAATTGAACAAATAGGCATAAATTTTTGTTCTAACCTTTTAGGTGGAACATGG